ATGGCAATGATTCCCGAAACCCTGGCGAACATGAACCTGTTCGCCGATGGCGTCAGCTTCCAGGGCGACGTGCCCAGCCTGACCCTGCCCAAACTCACCCTCAAGACTGAGGAGCACCGCGCCGGTGGTATGGACGTGCCGGTCGAGCTGGACATGGGCATGGAAAAGCAGGAAGCCGGCTTTACCACCACCGGTGTGCGCCGCGAGTCGCTGAAGTTCTTCGGCCTGGCCGATGGCACGGCGTTCAACGGCGTGTTCCGCGGTGCCTTCAAGGGCCTCAAGGGCAAGATCACCCCGGTGATCGTCACCCTGCGCGGCCTGCTCAAGGAGGTCGACATGGGCGATTGGAAGGCCGGCGACAAGGCCGAGATCAAGCACAACGTGGCGCTGACCTACTACAAGCTCGAAGTCGACGGCCGCCTCATCTACGAAATCGATGCGCTGGGTATGAAGCGCGTGATCAACGGCGTCGACCAGCTCGCCGCCCAACGTTCGGCCCTGGGCCTGTAAGGAGCACACCTGATGTCTCAAGTTAAAAAGATCCCCGCCTGGATGGTTCTGAGCGCTGAGAGCGTCGCGGTGACCCTCACCAAACCGGTCGAGATGAACAGCGTTATCAGCGACAAGGTCGTCCTGCGTGCCCCGACCGTGCGCGACGTGCGTGCCGCCAATGCCGCCGCCGGTGGTGATGACGAACAGCGCGAGCTGATGCTGTTTGCCAGCCTGGCCGAGGTCGGCCCCAAGGATCTTGAAGGCATGACCCTCAAGGATTACCAGCGCCTGCAGGCCGGCTATTTTCGCCTGGTGCAAGACGACGAACTTTGACCCGGCGGTGATGAAGATGGCGGCGAAGCGGCTCGCGAGCGAGCTGCATTTTTCCGCCGAGGAAATCACGACCATGCGCTTTAGCGACATGGTCTGGTGGCTCACGGACTGAGCCGATCACTTATCGGGCATAGGGGCGACAGATGGCGAGCAGACTGGCGATAGGGTTGGTGATTGGTGGCGCCGTCAGCGCGACTGTGGGCGCCGCCTTCAAGACGGTTGAAGGCCGGATCAAGAAGCTGGAAGAGCAGGGCAACCGGGCCAAAGTGCTGAAGAGTACCATCGGCGAAACCATGCGCCTGCGGGACGAATGGAAGAAAGCCCACGACACTGGCGCCGCTTCGGCGGCCGGGCTGCTGCGCAAGTTGGAGGGGAACCTGGACAGCCTGCGCAAACAGGGTGTTCAAGTGCACAAGCTGCGCCAGGAATACCAGGCCCTCGGCCGGGTGGCCAAGGGTGCAGATCTGCAGATGAAAGGGCACCAGCAGATCAAGGAAGGTAAGGAGGGCCTCAAGTCAGGGATCGGCCAGGCGGTGGCAGGGGTTGGGGTGGTGTCGATCCCTACGAAAATCAGCGCGGACTACCAAGCAATCATTCGTGACATCGCTATCAAGGCGGATGTGGCAAACAAGCCACAAGAAGCGGAGATGACCCGCACCATCATTCAGACTTCGAAAGACACTGGGCTGGGCCGCAACGAGGTGGCCGACCTGGTGAACCAGATGGTCGGTGCCGGCATGGAGCTGGATAAGGCGCTGTCCTATGCCCCGGTTGCGGCCAAGTTCGCGGTGGGGCAGGGCTCCAGCGGCGTCGACACAGCAAACATGATTCAGGCGCTGCAGCAGAACGCCAAGATCGTCGACCCCAAGATGATGGAAAAGGCCTTGGAGGCTATCGCCATGCAGGGCCAGGCGGGCAGCTTTGAAGCCGCAGACATGGCCAAGTGGTTTCCGCAGATGCTGGCCGGCATGGAGAAGATCGGCATCACTGGGCTGGACTCGGTGAGTCAGTTGGGCTCAATGCTGCAGGTGCAAATGAAGACTGCCGGCGGTTCCGATGAGGCGGCCAACAACCTGAAAAACTGGATGGAGAAAATCGGCTCCGGTGAGGTGGTCAAGGCCTACAAGGACGCGGGCATCGATTACCAGTCCTCTCTGAACAGCGGCATTCAAAAAGGCATGTCGACCCTGGAGTCGAGCTTTGCCCTGGCCCAGCGTTACGTCGAGGCGACTAACCCTGAGCAGGCCAAGAAGATGGCCGAGGCGACGGCCGCTATCAGCAAGGAGACGGATCCGGCCAAGGCGAAGGCCATGCTGGAGTCGTTGGAGAAGGCCCTGCGCACTGGTGACATCTTCGCTGACATGCAGGTCAAGGCGGCGCTCACGGCGTTCTCTCAGAACAAGGCGCTGTATGAGCAACTGAAAGCCGAGTCGAAGAACGCCACCGGCATTCTCGACAAGAACCTGGCTGAGCGCCGGGAAACCTCCTCTCAACTGTGGGCCGAAACAGGCCATGCCATGAACGATGCCATGCGTGCGGTAGGGGATGCGTTGCGCCCGGCCACGGACGCAGTGGCCAAGCACATCACCGTGGTAGCCAACTCGCTGACTCGCCTGACTGAAAAGGCGCCACCCCTGGTGCTCGGTATCACCGCACTGGGCGCTGGGCTTGTCGCCCTGAAAAGCGTGGTCTCCGCGTTCAAGATCGGCAAGGGCATGCTCAACGTGGCCCGCGGATCGATGATGGGTAACCCGAACGTGATTCAGCGGGTCTTTGTCACTAACCCGGGGACGGGCGGTGGTGATTACGACACGGATGGCGGTAAGGATAAGAAGGGCCGTAAGGGCGGGCGTGGTGGTCGTGGGCGTGGTGCTGGCCGTGGGCTGGGTGTCCGCGCTGGTGCTGCCAGCATCGGTCGCGGTGTCACTAACTTCATTAAATTTGGCACCCTGCTGGCTGTGGTCGGGGCCGTCGTCAAGGCCAAGGACACCTACGACAACGCCGTCACCCGGGACGAAAAGGCCGAGGGTTATGGCGGTGCGGTGGGTGGCTTAGCGGGCACCATCGTGGGAGCCAAAATGGGCGCGGCGGCTGGAGCTGCTCTTGGCTCAATCGTCCCAGGACTTGGCACAGCCATCGGGGGCGCTATTGGTGTCGTCGTCGGTGGTGCTATCGGTTACTGGGGCGGTGATGCTCTGGGCTCCTTTGCAGGCAAATCGCTGTTCGGTTCCGACGAGCCGCTTAAAACGATGCCCATCGCTGGGCCGCTCATGATGGCGAACGCCGGGAAGAACATCCCACCGGTCCTGGGCGATATCGCGAAGTCGTTCAAGACCGGCCAGACGCCACCGCTGATGGGGCAGGTGGTGCGCTCGATGGGGACCGGCACACCGTCTGCTGCGGCGCCGGCGATGCTCAAGGCACCCGAGTCTGCGAAAGCAGCACCGCCCAAGGTCGACCAGCAATTCACCTTTGCGCCAAACATGCCCGTCTCGGTCCAGGGAGACGTCAAAGACCCTGCTCAACTGGCCCGCGAAGTCGAGCCCCACCTGCGTCGGATGTTCGACGAGTTCAGCCGCCAGGCCGCGGCCCGGCAGCTGTCGGATGAACCACACGTTTAAGGAGGTGCCATGGCCTACATGGAGCAACTGCAGTCAGGGCTCCAGTCCCTGGTGGCCGCGGGAGAGGCTGGCCGACGTAGTGCCGACGACATGCTGGGGCCCATGAACGGTGCTATCAGCGACATCAGCGGCGCCGCATCAGAGCTTGAGAACGTGCCCTTTGTGGGGCCAGCGCTGGGCGCCAAGCTGCAGCGAACCCTTCGCGGCATCTCGGCTGCCCAGTCCGTGATCGGCGAGGTGGCCGCGAAGTACAGCCAGGCGGTGAGCGCGGCGGGGCAGATCCAGGAGCGCCTCGGCACACTGAAGGAACAGGCTGCCAAGGCCAGCGCGGCGATCAATCGCATCAGCGGCCAGATCAGCCCGTCCCTGGGCAACATCTTACCGACCGGCAGCTTCGCCACCGAGACCACGCCGGCGGCCGAGGCAGTGAAGCCGTTCCCGCACCTGCTGATCATTCAGCCGTTCCGGGCCAGCGGTGAGGCGTATTACTTCAACCTGGACACCGCAGCCTTCGACGAGCTGCGCCGGCAGACGGGCTTTCGTTGGGCGGCTCAGGAGCGCCTGACCCGCAGTATCGCGCAGCAGGCGGTGGGGCAGGGCGACGACAAGATCACTCTCAAGGGCGCGATTTTCCCGGGGTTCAAGGGCGGTCTGTGGCAACTGCAAACCTTGCGCAGCATCGGGCGTCGTCTGCAGCCGCTAAGCCTGACCACGGGCTATGGCGAGGTCCTGGGCACCTGGTGCCTCACCAGCCTCGAGGAGGAACAGAGCCACCTGCTCGCCGGCGGCATCCCGCGCAAACAAGGCTTTTCATTGGAGTTTGTGAGTTATGGCGACGACCTGCAGAACGTCTAGCGGGGATCTGCTGGACACACTATGTCATCAGTATTACGGGCACCTGAACGGCAGCGTCGAGGCAGTGCTGGACGCCAATCAGGGGCTGGCCGATGAGCCACAACCGTTTCGCGCTGGGCTGCTGATTGTGCTGCCGGATCTGCAGACCCAGGCTGAGGCCGCGGTGCAGCTTTGGGACTGATTGCCCACATCAACAACCGACCCCGCCCTGTGCGGGGTTTTCTATTTCTGGAGCCTGAGCAATGAAACCTGAGTTCCGAATCGTTGCCGACGGCAAGAACATCACCGCACTGATCAACGACCGGTTGCTGACACTGCGCACCTCGGACAAGCCCGGCATGGAGTCGGACGAGTTTGAGCTACGCATCGATGACCGCGACGGGGCGGTGGCGCTGCCCAGCCGTGGCGCGAGCATTGAGGTATTCATGGGCTACAGCGGCCAGGCCCTGACGCGCCTGGGCCGTTACACCGTGGACGAGGTGGTGCTGTCGGGGCCGCCCGACACTATCGAGATTCGTGGCAAGGCCAGCGACATGCGTGGCAGTGGCAAGACCACACGCAGCGGTAGCTGGGAGAACGTGCCACTGCAGCAGATCGTCCGCGACGTGGCGGCGCGCAACGGCTGGACGCCGGTGTGCCCGGTCACCACCAAGGTGCCCCGGGTCGACCAGCTCAATGAATCCGATTTCAACTTCATCACCCGCCTGGCCAAACAGCACGATTGCACGGCCAAGGTGGCCGACGGCAAGTTGCTGGTGCTGCCGCGCCAGGCCGGGCAAAGCGCGAGCGGCAAGGCCCTGGGCGTGGTCACTATCCGCCGCAGCGACGTGAGCCGCTATCAGTTCCGCCTGGGCGACAAGAGCACCCACAAAGCGGTGCAGACCAAGCACCAGGACAAGAAAACCGGAAAGCTGCAGGTGATCGACCTGGGCAACGACGAATCACCGGACGGCCTGCCGCCCGTGCATACCGACCGTCACATCCACCCGAACAAGACCGCCGCCGAGCAGGCCGCCAAGGCACGCCTAGCGGCGTTCAATCGCAGCACCGCCGGCGTGCGGCTGGAGATGCCCGGGCGAACGGATCTGTTCGCTGAACGCATGATCAATGCCCAGGGCTTCAAGGTCGGCCTCGATGGCGAATACCTGGTGGATTCGGTGGAGCAGACCTTCACCCAATCCGGGTGGAGCACCACGGTGGAATGCAACGGCGGCAAGAAGGGCAAGGCCAAAGCAGCCGGCAAGAAGAAAAAGAAAGAAACCAAGCCGCTCAAGGTTGTGCAGCTTTAACCCATCATCACTGGAGAAGACCCAATGACCATCACTGCGCAGCAGCTGCTGCAGATCCTCCCCAACGCCGGCCAGAAAGCCGGCGTTTTTGTTCCTGCGCTCAACGCGGCCATGGGCAAGTACGGCATCGTCACCCGGCTGCGTATCGCGGCCTTCATCGCTCAGATCGGCCACGAGTCCGGCCAGTTGCAGTGGGTACGAGAGCTAGGCAGCGATCAGTACCTGAGCAAGTACGACACCGGCAACCTGGCCAAGCGCTTGGGTAACACGCCCGAGGTAGATGGCGACGGCCAGAAGTACCGGGGCAGGGGGCTGATTCAGATCACCGGCCGGGCCAACTACGAAGTCTGCAGCGAAGCGCTGTTTAGCGATGCTCGACTGCTCAACACCCCGGAGCTGTTGGAGCACCCGGTGTATGCCGCGATGTCGGCGGCCTGGTTCTGGCATCGAGCTGGCCTTAACACCCTGGCCGACAAGGGCGAGTTTCTCACCATCACCAAGCGCATCAACGGCGGTACCAACGGCCTGGCCGACCGCGAGGCGCTGTATGAGCGTGCGCTGAAGGTGTTGCCTTGAGTGCGTTGGGCCTGCGCGGCCTGATTGCAGCCCTGGTCCTGGGGCTTGCCCTGGGCGCCTGGGCGGCTTGGGCCTGGCAAGCCAACCACTACGGCAAGCAATTGGCCGAGCAGGCCGACGCCTATGGACGTGATCGCGAGCAGGCCGCGGTGGCGGTGATCGACTGGCAGGAAAGCCAGCAGGTCGAGCGCCGGGCGCTGGAAGATCGCCTGCAGGCGAATGATCAAACCCACTACAAGGAGCTGCGTGATGCTCAAACCTCTCAGGCTCGCCTGCGTGACCAGTTGGCTACTGCTGATGTGCGGCTGTCAGTCCTACTCGCCGCCGTCCCGAGTGGTCGCGGTGGGGTGTCAACCGCCACCGGCGCCGACAGCGTGGTTCATGGAGGAGCGAGAGCCGAACTTGACCCAGCGACTTCTCAACGAATTGTCGCCATCGCCGGCGACGGTGACCAGGGACTGATTGCCCTGGCGGCATGCCAGGCGTACGTTAGGGCCATGACCCCAACTGAACCATAGATCGATTCTATTTGCGCGGGAGGGCAAATAAATATAATCTGCCCTTGTCAAGAGTGGTATGTCGTTTTTTTGCGATATTTTGCTTTTGGCAGGAAACCACAGGAAGTGGACGTCAAACTTACTAAATAAGCAGCTGAGAGGGAGTTCCATGAATCGAATCCATAGAGAAGAAGATTGGATCTAAAGCGCACAGCTAAGTGAAATGCAAACGCCTCCTTATAGGGGGCGTTTTTATATGGAAATTGCAATGATTAAAGGTAAAAGTTTAAGCCCGTTTTCTCTGTTGGTTTTGATTCTTATTTGTTTTTTGTTGGTTGTTAAACCTAACTATTCGTTTTTGCAAATATTTCATTTTCTAAAACGAAATCCGGCAGTGATTTTTCTGACGGTTACTTCTGTGCTTGCTTATCTAAGTTGGAGGTCGCAACGTCATCTAACAAGAGCCAAGCATACAATGGACTTTCAGGTTTCATTTAGCGATTCAGAAACCATGAAGAAAGCCGCAAAAACCTTTCATACTCTGCTGTGTAATATGAGTACTGATGAGTTGGTAAGACTTTCTGTGTCGCGAAAGCCTAGCAAGCAACATGAGCGTGTAGTGCAGATTTTAAATGCCTGGGAGCGAGTGGCAGTTGCGTTGAAGCATGATGTGTATGATGAAGAGATGCTGTATGATATATATGGTACTTTCCTTCTGAAATTATGCTCAACGCTCAGTCCGTTTATAAATCACCGGCAAGAGCTTAATCCAAAAGTCTTTGTAAATCTTAGTTGGCTATATGTGAAGTGGAGGGCTAGAAGGTGCGGGTCTGAAGATAAAATAGAAAAAGCTAAAGTTAAGGCTGAGCTAAAACAGCGCGTACGCAACTTGAAGTTGTAGTTGGTAATTGTATAGTGCGATAGATTTTTGACTTTTTGCTCTGATTTCGAGCGTTGTCCACAACCTCGTCAAATTGATGCCCAATCGGCTCTTCCTGAAGCAACTCCATTTGCTCAATGTGCTTTTGGGTGCGACCGGGTCTAGCACTTGGGTGCGGTACGTTCGTGTAGAGGTGCAGGTGCCGTGTCGGGCTCCCGATGTGTTGGTGCTGATGTGGGCAGTTGCTGGCTTGCGCAGGACCGACAGCATGGAGGTGAAAGTGCGGGCGCTTCTTGCGGAGCGCCGGCAGCGAATCGGGTATGCGAGGCAGCTTGAAGCTATGACTGCTGCCTGTCAGTAAGGTGTGAGGCTAGTCTTTCATATAGAGCCGATACCAGTGCGAACCTTTAGTGATCAGGCCAATTTTCTCTGTGATTTCATCCAGTTCCTGCTGCAGTACTTCCGCTTGTGCCGGGTGCTTAGCTAAATCCTCTCGCAGCTTCGTTTGGATTTCACGTAGGGGCGCCAGTTCGCTGTCTAATTCAGCCTCTGCCCTTTTGATGTGCACTTCTCTTCTGTTTTCTTGTGCTTGGCTCATTATGCGACTCCCTGTTCTGACTAGAGTGAATCTCAAGGTTTTGGCGGGTATGCCTCGACGGAGGCATGCGCCAGCTTTAAGTGCTTGCGATCCTAGCAAATTTGCTGTCTGGGTTTTAGATGAAATGACGAGGGGTTTTTGGCTTCACCTTGAGGTCATACGCCACCCGCCGATCAGATTTTGATGTCCGAAAATTGACCACATGTCTGACTTCACGTTAACTGTATATTCGTACAGTTCAGGAAATCGTGCGTCATGAGTTACTCAATTCTAGGTCGTCTTGCAGAGGGTGGCGTTAAGCTGCCTCTCTGCTCCTTCAAGGTGCCTGCCGGGTTTCCTTCTCCCGCTGCTGATCACATCGAGCAGCAGATTTCCCTGGATGAGGTATTGAACATCCGGGCTCCGCACGTCTACCTGGTGTCGATCACCGGCAGCGTGCGCAGTCATGTCTAAGCCCTTACCCGTATTTGCCCTGATCGACTGCAACAGCTTCTATGCCAGTTGTGAGCGGGTGTTCCGCCCGGATCTCGCCAAAGTGCCCATCGTGGTTCTGTCCAACAATGACGGCTGCGTGATTGCCCGGAGTTACGATGCAAAGCCCTTTGTGAAAATGGGCGAGCCGTACTTCCAAATCAAGCACAAGCTCCGGGAGCACGGCATTGTTCCGTTCTCCTCGAACTACGCGCTTTATGGTGACATGAGCGAACGAGTGATGACCTTGATCGAGGCGATGGTGCCGGCGATCGAGGTGTATAGCATCGACGAAGCCTTCGCAGATCTCACCGGTATCGATGGTTTGGATGGGCTCGGCCGGCAGATTCGTGCCCAGGTGCTGCGTTGTACCGGCATCCCGGTGGGTGTTGGGATCGCACACACCAAGACCCTGGCCAAGCTGGCCAACCACACGGCCAAGCGCCTGCAGGTTCAGACTGGTGGTGTGGTAAACATCTGTGATTTGAGCAAGCGCGATTGGGTGCTGCGCAACACCGATGTGGCCGAGGTCTGGGGCGTAGGCCGGCGAATGAAGGTGCACCTGGATGCAATGGGCATCAAGATAGCCATGGACCTGGCTAAGGCTGATGCTTGGTCGTTGCGCAAAAACTTCAGCGTGGTGATCGAGAAGACGGCCCGGGAGCTGGCTGGCACCCCGTGCCTAGAGCTGGATGAGCCCGATCCGCCCAAGCAGGAGATCTGCTGCAGTCGGATGTTCGGCAAGCGCCTCAAGGACCTGGCGCCGATCAAGGAGGCCGTGGCCACTTATATGATGCGGGCCTCGGAAAAGCTGAGGGCTCAGAAATCACTCTGCAAAAAAATCCGCGTGAGCATCCGCACCGGCATGTTCAACCCGGAGGAGGCCAAGTATGCCAAGGGTGTGGTGGTTGACCTACCTTATCCAACCGATGACGTTCGGCTGCTGACTAAAGCCGCAGTGGATGCGCTAGACGTGTATCGGCCGGTCTTCAATTACAGCAAGGCGGAAGTGATGCTGTTGAACCTGTGCCAGCCCGGCGAGTACACCGATGATCTCTTTGCGATATCGCAACCGACCGAGGCAACGAGGGTGATGGCTGTGCTTGACCAGATTAATGGGCGTTGGGGCAGGGGGACGCTTCGCTCGGCAAGTGTGCCGTGTAATCCAGACTGGGGGATGCGGCGGGAGATGATGAGTCAGAGTTACACGACCAAGCTTGATCAGCTTTGGAAGGTGGCCTGCAATTAA